GTTCTGGCGGGATATGCGGGACAGTGACGAGAGCAATGAGGCTGCACGATTGAAAGCCTCAGAGATGCTGGGAAAGTATCGGGCAATGTTTACCGAGAAGGTGGAGCAGACGAATAAAAGCAAGATAATCATCGAGGTGGTAGACCCTGAGAACCAATAGAGCGTACTTGCCACTTGTAACCGATCCTCTCCCCCGTTACTCCGTTGTCTACGGTGGTGCGGGTTCTGGCAAGTCCTACGCTATAGCTCAGCGGGTGGTTGTGTCTGCTTCCACAGAGCCCACACGGTGGCTGGTTGTCCGCAAGGTTGGTACGACGCTGAAAGATTCCGTGTTCCAACTGATTCGTGACATCGTGACGCATGAAGAGATCCCTTGCCGTATAAACCTTACAGACAAGACTTTCACCTTCCCGGGAGGCGGGCAGATACTTTGTAAGGGCTTAGATGACCCTGAAAAGATCAAGTCTATTCAGGGAATCACCGACTGTTGGATTGAGGAAGCCTCAGAGCTGAAAGAATCCGACTTCAAGCAGCTTACATTGAGGCTCAGGGGCAAGGGGATAGAGCGACACTTCATTTTGTCCTTCAACCCGATTGATGAGAACCATTGGCTGAAACATGAGTTCTTTGACCAGGCAAGAGATTGCCAGATTATTCACACCACATATAAAGATAACGGGTTTCTGGATCCGCAATATAAAGAAGAGCTAGAATCATACAAGGAAAGGGATCCGTACTACTACAAAGTATACTGTTTGGGAGAATGGGGATCCGTAAGTGGTCATAGGATCCTGAAAAATGTACACGTTAAGGACTTCGAGGTCGATAATGCACGAAGAATGCACTATGGCCTAGACTTCGGCTATCATGATCCGAACGCTCTCATAGGTTGTTATGTTTCTGACAACAAGCTTTATGTTTGCAAGGAGTGGGTGAAGAACGGCCTTGATCCGAATGATATGCTTGCAGAGCTTGACGGCGTATCATGGGTGAAAGGCCAGGTCATCACCGCAGACTCAGCACGGCCTGAGATCATCGTGATGATGCGGAACAATGACTACATGGTTCACAAAGCCAAGAAACGGATCTCAGCTAACAAGTTGGAACGCCGGTACAAGTTCGCTATGGCTCAGTACCTCATACACTTTGACGAAATCATTATTCACCCGTCTTGCGTCCACGCAGCCCGTGAGTTCACAGGCTGGCAATGGGATGAGGACAGGGACGGGAAGCCGATTATGATACCGAAAGATGGAGACGACCACACAGTTGACGCTACCATATACGCATTGGAAAGATTAGCCGAGATTTACTATAGGAGCAAAAAATGACAAACGAACAGATAGAGAGCATCGTTAAGACGATAGAGCGGAGAAACGCAAAGTATCGGCAGAATCGGGCATACTACGAGGGGAAGAACCCCACGATTACGGACAAGCCTCACCAGGAGAAGCCGGATATCCGCATTGCCGTACCGATTGCAAAGAAGATCATCCACACTGTCGGTGGGTATGCTTTCAAGGAGATCGGGTATTCAGCAAGCGCAACCGACGCCGAGGACAACGCAACACAGGGAGATTACCAGGGACGGCTTGATTCGATTCTCGACTATAACGAGAGCGACCTGGTGACTCTGGAAGAGTTCAACGAGTGCGCTACCCAGGGCCGGGCTTATGAGCTTCATTGGTTCGGTGATGAGGAGCTTCCCGAGTTTGGCTTTATCCCTGCTAATGAGGGCATGATGCTGTACACGGGAACAGTCAAGCCAAAGCCATACGCTTTTGTCCGTGTTATCACTTACAAAGACGGTGGTGACGACGTGACAGACTTTTACTACTACGATGACGCCGAGTGCCAGATTTGGCGCAAGACGGGGGACTCTGATTTTGCCATGACTGACGAGGGATTTGCCCACGCCTATGGTGATGTCCCTGCCGTCGAGTACAATATCAACGCCGAGAAGATGAACCTGTTCTATCACGTGACCGACCTCATTGATGAGCTGGACAGGGTTTACAGCAACAATATCGGGAATGAGCTTGCAAAGGTTGCCGCTTCTATCCTCATGACCAACAGATTCCTGCAAGAGATTGTCACGGAAGACGAGTATGGACGCCTGAGAAATCAGATTGACGAGATGATTGATGGCAAAAAGTGGATCATTCAGGGTATGGACAAAGACGGGGGGGACTTCTTTGAATGGCTCAAGAAAGAGGTAGAAGAATCTTTTATCTTCGGAGCCGGTGATAGATTTGAAAGACTCATCTACGATATGACCGAAGTGCCTAATTTTAGTGACTCAGAGAAATGGGGGAACAACGTATCCGGCGTGAGTGCCGCTTACCGCCTAATGGGGTTTGACTCCCTATGTGCTGGGTTGTTCGCTTACTTCTCCCGTGGATTGCAAAGACGGGTGAAGTTAATCAATACTATCATTGCACAGCTTCCAGACTGGTCAGGCGATTTCCCCACGGTGAAGATTGACAGTGTTAGGCAGCTCCCAAAGAACGTGTTGGAAAACTCAATGATTGCCCGTAATCTTGTGGGGGTCATGCCTACAGCTGATATTCTCCGTTTGTTCCCAGGCTTGGTCGAGAACCCAGAAGAAGCGGCCGCACAGGTGCAGGAGCAGAAGAACGCTGAGACATCGGCGATGTTAGGCGGTGTGATGGAGCCTAGAGCTTGAGCGCACTCTCTGAGATACAGCGAGAATCATACAATAACGCACTCTCCGCCGTAGAGGGGACAAACCGGCGATTGGTCAAGGCTTACATTGAGGCTAGGAAGCGAGTACTCCTACGCATCATGCGATATGAGACACTATGGAAGACGGGAGCAGAACAGGCAGCTGGGGTGGCAAACGCAGTTGATCTTTACAGGATACTAGGCGAAGAGGTCGAGAGAATAACAGGCGTGAGGCAGCAGGCTATAGCTCTTGACTTCGCCGCTACGCTCAATAGCACCTACACGCTAAACGCTTACGGCATGGAACAGCACATTAACATTACCACATCCTTTATCAATGCTGGCACGGGGGAACGGTGGGGGCTTGGGTATACAGTCCTTCCTACCGATTCCGTAGAGGCTGCGCTTTCCCGTCGTGTCGGTGGGCTTACCTTCCAGGAGAGGGGAGCCATCGAGCGGGTGTCGATGACAAGACGGCTGAGGGATAAGTTAGCGGCGTCGATAGCATCAGGTGATTCGATAGACGACGCCGCAGACATCCTAAAAGCTGAGTTTGACATTGCTACAGGTAGAGCTACCAGGATTGCCCGCACGGAGATCCTGAGAGCCTACAGCTACGGCAACGAGGAAAGTACCAAACAGGCTGTGGAGGCTGGGGTGTCTGTTCGGTACGTTTGGGACGCTACACTTGACGGGCGAACCAGAGAAGACCACCAAGTGATGGATCAGAAAGAAGCTGAGGTCGTAGATGGTAAGCCTGTATTTACCTTACCTAACGGAGAGACGACATCAAGCCCCCGTGTTGGGCTTAGTGCCGCCGAGTCGATAAACTGTCGATGCCGGCGGCTGGATATCCCGGCAGGGTTTGAACCAACAACCAGGGTTGCAAAAGTAGAGGGGGAATGGAAGAAAGTGGGGCAGGTGTCATATGCTGATTTCAAGGATAGGTTATCCCCTTGAATTGTGAATCAATATATGGTATAATGCCTATATTACAAATGGCTGAACCGAAAGGGGCAGACAGGAGGAACAATGTCAGATCAGGTTGAAGAAAAGGTGCAGGAAGATGTACCCGAGACCGTTGAAGAGAAGGAAGTCAGCGCAGAGGACTTGCAAGCTGAACTCGAAAAACTGAAAAGTGAAAACGAGAGGCTGAACAAAGAGAAGTCTGGCGTTGACAAAAGCGTTAACCAGTTGCAACAGAGGTTGAAGGCTTTGGAAGAAGAGAAGCTAAGTTCCGAGGAGCTTGCGGCGAAGCGGCTACAGGAAGAGAGGGAAACCCTTCTTACTGGTGTTCGTGAAGCAGAGGCGGGACGCCTTGGACTGCCGGAAGAGCTTGCTGATCTTGTCAAAGGATCATCCTATGACGAGGTAAAAGCAAGGGCAGAGATGCTTTTGAAGTTCAAGTCTGCTTTGTTGGCTGAGAAAGACGCACAAATAGAAGAATTGAGGGGAAAGGTGAAGACCGAAGGGTTAAAGACGCCTGAACCTAAAGCGGGTGAAGCCCCAAAGTATGATATGGCGTCAAAGATGCCAGATTTTTTGAAATAGGAGAGTAAACTATGAGCAATAGTTTCGTAACAGCTAATTTAATCGCAGAAAGAGCCTTGCCGCTTCTCGCAGAGAGAACCGCAATGCTGCCGCTTATGTACTCCGGCCAGTGGGATTCCACTTACAAGAAAGCCGGTGACACCATTCAGATCCGCAAGCCTTCACGGGCAACCGCGATTGACACCTCCGGCGACATTTCTGGTTCCATCGCTGATGTTTCCGATTCTTCGGTAAGCGTTCAGCTTTCTAACCAGTACGGCGTCCCGTTCACTCTCACCTCGAAAGAGATGACCATGAACATGGATGACTTCGAGAGACAGGTTATCAACCCCGCCGTCAATGC